CTTCCGCCACCCCATGTTTTCAGGTTGTCTCACAGGGTCTCGCAACCCCGCAGATTGCCTTGGCTTTTGGGTTGCGGTTTGTCTCACGCGGCATCATTGAACATCAATGCAGCGTAACCAATCAGGGGGCACTTTCGGGGCACCGGTTCGGCCAGATGGGGGCACCGAATGCTGACCGATCGGGCGTGCCGTCAGGCGAAGGCTACGGAGAAGCCCTACAAGCTGGGCGATGCGCACGGGCTGTACCTGTTCGTGATGCCGAGCGGCTACAAGAGCTGGCGCTGGAAGTATCGAATCGGCGGGAAGGAAAAGCGCATCGTGTTCGGTGCCTACCCGGACGTTTCGTTGCAAGAGGCCAGGGACCTGCGCGAGGCAGCTTCGCGGGAACTTCGGCGCGGCACGGACCCGGCAGTGGACAAGCGACAGAAGGCAGCAGCGCAGATCGCCCGAGCGGGCAACTCGTTCGAGATCATCGCGCTGGAGTGGCATGCCAGCCAAGCGCCAACTTGGTCGACGCGGCATTCAGCGCTAGTCCTCAGCACACTGCAGAAGGACGTGTTTCCCAAGATCGGCAAACTGCCGATCGACGCGATCACGACACCGCTGGTGATCGAAGTGCTTCGCCCGATCGAGCAGCGGGGGGCGATCGAGACTGCGCATCGGGTCCGACAGCGCATATCGGAAATTTTTGCGCGGGCGATCGGGGCCGGAATAGCGACGGCCGACCCGGCGGCGGTCGCCGCAAAGGCACTTGCTCGGGTACCAAAGGGGAAGTTTCCCGCGGTGCGGACGGTCGAGGCCGCGACGAATGTGTTGAGGTCCGTAGAGAATACGCCCGGCCATCCGCTAACCAAGCTCGCCTCACGACTTCTGGCGCTGACAGCCGTCCGAGCCGGTGTGCTACGTTTGGCGGAAGCCAGCGAGTTCGAGGATCTGGACGGCCCCTCCCCGCTGTGGCGCATCCCCGCCGCGAAGATGAAGCTGGTGTTGGAGCGCAAGGAGGACGTTGCGTACGAATTCCTCGTGCCTTTGTCAGCCCAGGCGGTGGCAACAGTGAAGGTAGCGATGGGTTTCTCCGGGAATGCGCCGCTGATTTTTCGGAGCATCCGGCATCCACGGAAACCGATCAGCGACAGCACTGTAAGCAAGGCTTATCGAGACGCCGGCTTCGCAGGCGTGCACGTGCCGCACGGCTGGCGATCAACATTCTCAACCGTGATGAACGAGCTGGCTGGCGAGCAGAACCGGGTCGGCGATCGGGCAATAATCGACTTGATGCTTGCGCATATCCCGACTGGAGTTTCCAGCAACGAAGGCGCGTACAATCGGGCGGCATACATGCCACGCCGGCGCGAACTTGCGCAGGAATGGGCCGACATGCTGATCAGGGATCTCGCTCCACCGGAAGCGCTGCTTACTATTCCTCGACGGTAACCGGCGTGGGAGCAGCGGCATGACCGCGCGCTCCCTTTTCAAGATCGTCGGCGGCAAGGCCACGAAGCCGCATCGCACCGGGCAACCCGTACGGCGCAAGAGCTATCGTGCCGGTGAGCGCGAGCAGCGGTATTGGCGGCCGTTCAACAAAGCTGAACGAAACGCGCGCATGCGTGCTGCGGAAACCTACGACCGGAAGCACAAGATCGCTGGCAAGCGTAACGGGCCGCTGGGCGCGATCGGCGTCGACGTGCTGCGCGAGCTGATGCGCATGATCGACTTCAAGACGGGCAGGCTCGAACCCGCCATCGCGACCTTGGCGACGCGGCTAAGCCGTTCGCGCGGCGCGATCGTCAGCGCGCTCGCGCGTCTGAAGGATCACGGCTTTCTCAACTGGATCCGACGGTTCGAACCGATCGAGGACCCCGACGCCTTCGGTCCCCAGGTCAAACAGGTGACGAACGCGTACTGGTTCGGCCTGCCGAAGGAAGCGGCCGACATGGTCCGGCGCATGATGGGCAAGGGACCGATGCCAGACGACGAGGTGACCCGCAGGAAGGCCGATGAAGAGGAAACCGCGGCGATGCTCGCGACGATCTCGGCCGAGGACCTGGCGGCGTTCCGTGCCGGCGACGAGTCTCCGCTCGCGAAAGCTCTCGCTTCGCTAGGGCGTCGCGTAGATCTCTGTAACGCGAATCCACCGGGTGGTCAGAACCCGGCCCTACAAGGTTAAATATAAAAGGAACGCCGTTGGCGTGCGCAGGTTTGCTGCTCCACCAAGCCCCCGAGGCCCCGAACCCAACCGGTTCAACATCCAGCGACTGCGGGTGAGCGTGCCGGCTTGCGCCGTCCCGTGCATCCTGGGGAGGATGCGCAAATTCGGTGCCATTTTACCAACAAGCTCCATTCCTCGTTGCTGATGTGTCCAAATTCAGTCTTGATGGCATCTGCTCAAGGGTGGCGAGCGGGAGCGTTAAGATGATGAAACTTGTGTGGGTCGGGGTTGCAGCATGCCTCATCATTCTGTTTGCCCGAAGCATGGACGTTGATACGCACTCGACGTCGATTTCCCGAGACGAGATCGCATCGATCGCGCGAAACCAGTCCGCACCGGTCGTCTCGGACGAGCCTCGAACAAAAACTGCCGATGAACTAATTTCTGATGGAAGAGCGATACTAGCTGATGGCGAGCGGCAACGAGCGTCAAAATATATCAGCGAAATGGATGACTTCGAAACACGTTGGTTGAGCGGTGCCCAATCGTCAGCACGTGCTGAGTACGTACATTACTGCGGTTTGCGCTCGATCGAGTGGCAGATGAGAGTGCAAGGGTTGATTGAAGGCGGCATGGCACGAGATCCCCAGTATCTCGCCTTCACCGATAGACAGCGGGCGGAAGCGCTGGGTTGGAAAGACCTGGTCAGGAATTCTGAAATTCAGCGTATGGGGCAAGACGGGTCTGGCTGCCGCTCGATAAGCGCTCAAACGTGGATCGTGGATCTAGACCAGATGGCAACTCAATAAGCTCCGTTCCTCTCATCCCGCGCAGGGGCGTTGGACAAGGCTGCAGGTGCATCAATCCGCATCATCGCCGGGGTCTAAAATTAGCCGTGGAAGCCGGTATTTCCCAAGGGGCCGCATCAGATCCCAATATTGCATCAAAAGCGACCCATAAAGCGGGCGGGCGAGGCGGGGCGAATAGCGCGTGATTTGGGGTCACAAGATCGCCCCCCCCCTGCCCGACCCGGCCAGGATCCGGGGGGCGTCAGGGGCGATCGGGCAGCTCGGCACCGCGGTTGACCTGATCGTCGGACTGCCTCTGTGCGGGGCTCCTACGGGACCGGCCCGCCGAACCCGACCGCCCCGGGGCGCAACAATATTACGCGGCCTTTGGTGAGGGTCGCCAGCCCGACTTTTCGAGCTGGCACAAGATCCCGTTGAGCGATGCCGTCATCGTCTGCTGCCGGCCAATCTCATGGCTTCCGTTCATGCCGTCCCAAAAGCCGGCAAGCGGCCATCGCTCCGGGCAGTGGGGCAGCAACACACGAAGGGCCAGGCGCACCGCCGTCGTACTCTTTGGAGTTCTGTTCGCCTCGACCGCCTCGCGCAGGAGCTGCACCGCGAGGTCGACCAGGACGCGCTGGCGTTGGTCCACGACGCTACCGGCGATCAGTCACGCGGCACCCAAAGGTCGCGGATGCCGAGCCCCATCTTTCCGGTACCGAGGTACTCGCCAAGAATGCGGTGATCGTCCTCGCTTAACGCGGTCGGTCGACCTGCCTTAATGAACCGTCCGAGATACCCCGGCGAACGGTTGATCATGCGCGACAGCGCAGCCAGGCTGTCGCCGCGCTCGGCAACCGCAACACGAAGCGCCTCGCGTGGATCGGCCGGCGCGAGCGCCCATCGTAACCGAGCGACCATCAGTAGCTCATCCAGTCGATCTCTGCGTCGTCGATTGCCGCGAACGCGTCACCATCGGCCGACATTTCGCGGAGGCGCTTGCGCACCGCCTCCGGGTCACCGTCCTTCGGAAACTGGCGATCGGCACGTGCCGCGTCGGCGACGCCGTCGATCCAGTCACCTCGATCGCGCTGCTTCAGCAGCCAAAGGCCGAACGGCTCTGCCTTAGCTGCGACCGTGTCTTCCCCGTCCAACATATCCAATCCTCTTGCCGACTCGATGACGCTGCCGTTATCATGTTCCTAATATGTTCTCAATTATGGGCGGCACATGCGGGAGTTCAGTTTGGCCGTGGTCGGCATCCAGTATCCGAACGCGGACAAGAGCAACCGCCGGTATGAGGCGATGCTCTGCGTACCTGGCGACGAGGTGCACCTGGTGCCGGAACCCAAAAATAAACATGATAAGCGTGCGGTGGCCGTCATGACGGATCGCGGCACGCAGATCGGTTATCTTTCGGCCGAGCGCTGCGGCTGGATCGCCGGTCGGATAGCCGCTGGTGAGATATGTCACGCCATATTCCAGGCGGTGGATACTCACACCGCGACGATCCGGATTAGGTTCGGTGGCGACAGCCCGACGCTACCGACGGCGCGTCGACAGCCGGTTGCGTGGGACGAATATTGCCAGTTACCGGCCGAGGACTGGGCAACCTAGATCGCGACGTCGGACGCGGTCAGGTTGCCGGCTTTCTGCGCCGCGCCCGCCCTGACCGTATACGTCGTCTCGGCCGTGCTGAAATTGAACCGCGCGAACGTTGCCCGCGCGCCTGCCGTGTCATTGGTCGAAGCGATGAACCGGGTTGGGCACTAGTCCTCCTGCGATGACAGAGGAGGCGACCGCCACGTTTTCGCCTCCGTTCGGTGGAACATGCACAATCTATTTACTGTCCAGCAGCCAAGTGATTAATGGCGCACCAAAGCCTCGGGGGAGATTGTCGTGTCAGATCAAAGCGAGCGTGTACCAGCTCTGCGGTTCAAGCAGTGGCTCGATATCTGGGACGAATATGATTTCGATGAAGGCGAACTACGCCGCCGGCCGCAGCCCCATGTCTACATGTTTTCGATGTCTGCGGCGCGACTGCGAGCTCTGTGCGATGTTTACAAACGTGAACGGGAAGGCGCGGCTGCGGAAGGCATCCAACGCCTGCGCGATCCCTCACGCACGGGCCGGATTCAAAGGTACGTCCGTTACGGCTACCCGTTTGGTGATCTAAACGCTCCGCAACGAAACGCGGAAACCTTTCCCCTCAGGAAGCCAGGCTGGCTGCCAACAGCGCTGGTTCTTAATATTCTAGTTGATGGCGACAAGCGTCGAGGCCGATCGGTCGATCCAGATCATCTGATTGACGTAAGACAAGATGGTTCGGACCGGTTCGAGTTGCACATTCCGGAAATTGGCGAGCTGGCGGACGATTGGCTTGCACCAATGGAAGTTATCGACGGCCAACACCGCCTCTGGGCGTTCGGCGAGGGTGTCGGTCAAGAACCGATCCCTGATGATTTCGAGTTGCCTGTGGTCGCTTTTCACGGCCTTGATGTCGCGTGGCAGGCGTATCTGTTCTGGTCGATTAACGTGTCACCGAAAAAGATAAACCCGAGTCATGCTTTTGATCTTTATCCTCTCCTGCGCACGCAGGATTGGCTGGAGCGTGTCGGGGAACTTAAGGTTTACCGGGAAGCCCGTGCGCAAGAACTGACCGAGTTGATGTATTCTCATCCATCCAGCCCTTGGGCGGGACGGATCAACATGCTTGGAGAGAAAGGAACCGGCGGCGTTACTCAAAACGCATGGGTACGTGCGCTTCTGTCGACGATGCTAGCGACCGGGCGCGGGCAAGGACGGCCAGGGCTATTTCAGTCAGACCTAGAGGACCAAGGCACCCCGCTTGATTGGACAAGACCTCAGCAAGCTGCCTTTGTTATTCAGCTTTGGGCAGACATCCGTGACGCAATCGTCGAGAAAAGCACGGAGTTTTGGATCCGCGAGTACAAAAAGGATGCTTGGCGTGCATTTACAGACAAAACTTCTTGGCTAAATCAAGACCAAGGCATTCGCGCCGTTATGAATGTTGCGAACGACATATTTTACGAATACGCGCATTATTGGAGACTAAGTGACTGGGTGTTCCCCTCGGAAAGCGAGAGTATTACAACGCCTGAAGAGATAGACGATGCCCTGGTAAGTCTTCAAAACACTTATCTCCGTCCAAAAATTAAAGAGCTGGCTAGTGCGCTAGTGACATTTGATTGGCGTTCCCTGGATGGCCCTGGCGTTAAAGGGGACGACAGTGTCGCCGTTCAGAAGCGATCCTATCGAGGTAGCGGCGGTTACGCGGCGCTTCGTCTGGATGTGCTAGAAGCGATCGCGGACGAGGGTGGCGACGTGGGTGGAGCCGCCCGTCAGCTGATTGAAGCGGAAACCGCTTAATGAAGCCGATCCTTGATCCGGCCGGATTACTGGCCGCGGATCGGTCGCATGTTCTATTAGCAATGTCGCAGTTTCGAAATCGAACAGGCGACCTTTGGCTGGACGCTTTGCACCCAGCCCGTTCGGGGACGTACATTCAAAGATCCTGGCCTGCGGTACTCGCGCTCCCGCCTGTGGAGCGCGTCCAAGTCGTCGCGGCCGCCGCGCCAAATCATTGTATGGATGGATGGAGCTATGTCGCGAGAGCGTTTTCTGCGTTGCTCGCCGGCGATCCTCACGCCGCCCGCCACCTCTCGTACTACGCGCAGCTCAGAGCGGGTATGTCCATGCTCGCGAACCTCGGCATCGGGATATTCAACGGGATTAATTACGCGATAAAGGCGGACGGAAGTACGCAGCGGATTGATACTCCCGGTAACGGGGTGAAAGCGTTGGGCATGGGAACCCATGACATCGTTTGGAAGGCACTCAAGGCATGGTCTGGAAACACAACAGCCGCCCGAGTATTTCTTGATTTAGTGAAGGTTCGAGGCAGTTCTCTTCGTGATTGCGTTGAAGCTATTTGGCCAGGTGCCTCAATGCTAGCTGCAGCGGGTTTGCTTGTTGAAAGTTGGGGCCTTGACCTCAAGCGGGGCGGCGAGGAACACGTTGATCGAAATGTTTCGAGCTATAATCCTCACTCACTTAATCACATCCAGACGACACCGGCTGAAAGCTTAGGTTTCGTTAGCTCCTCTTGGAAACTGTTCGAGCCGAGCAGCTCATCAAGTTTTGACAGGCTTGATAAGTTTCTATTGAGAAGCGTCATGCAAGGTCAGCACCGTGCGCTCTACGGTCATTCTCGCTACGGCGAAGGCGCAATAAACGCTCACTATGAACGGCTACCTGATCTCGTCAAAGATCTTGCATCGAAGCGATTTTTGTTAGGGCAGGCTGAGCCGAAAAACCCCGAACTAATCCGGCGCGCGCGGCAGCGCAGCAGTCCGGCTCAGCCAACCGAGATGCTGGCGCGTGCGTTGCTACTGTTGCGGGCGGCGACTGCCTTCACACATGCGTCATTCGTTGAATCGGGTATCGACAGCTTGGCCGGCGAAATGAGGCCTTGGCTAGATAGTGTCGCCTCAGAGCGTGGGTTTTGGGCACCCTCTAGGCCGTTGGCCGAACCCTCAGACCTATGGGCCGATATTGAGTTGGCTTTAATGGACTTTGATGCGTCAATGACCCCGGAACCGACCTCCTGGAACGACTGGATGCTCAAGGACGCTAAGGGGCTTCCCGTGATGACTGAGGCGGAACGCATTGGAGTTTGGAGCTTGAGCGCCTAGGGGGCATCCACATGATCGAGCCTTTTCTGAAATGGGCGGGGGGCAAGCGCTGGCTGGCAGCCTCCTGCACACTGCCCTCACCTTCGACGTTCAATCGTTATATCGAGCCATTCCTTGGAGGTGGCGCCGTATTTTTTGCGTTGTCGCCCGCTCGTGCGCTGCTATCCGACATCAACAGTGAACTAATTGCGCTGTACCAAATAGTCCGGGATGAGCCTGAACGCCTTAAGCGCATTCTTGATTTGCATCAGGCACTTCATGGGCCGGAACATTACTATGCCGTTCGCGCTGAGGTTCCTGATACCGCCGTTGAGCGTGCCGCTCGGATGCTTTACTTAAATAGAACGTGCTGGAACGGATTGTACCGGGTTAACCGGAAGGGTGAGTTTAACGTGCCTATCGGCACAAAGACCGCAGTAACGTCCGCTGATGAAGACTTTAAAAAGATTTCAGCCGCACTTTCTAGGGCTGACATACGCAATAGCGACTTCCAGTCGACGATAGAAGAAGCTTCGATAGGCGATTTTCTGTTTGTCGATCCGCCCTATACCGTAAAACACAATATGAATGGGTTCGTTAAGTACAACGAAAATATATTCAGTTGGGCGGATCAAGTTAGGTTGCGTGACTCGGTGAAGGCTGCTGCCAAACGTGGTGCCGCGGTCATGATCACAAACGCCGATCATGAATGCGTCCGGGAGCTGTACGAACAGGATTTTGCATACTCCAGCTTGGCACGGAGTAGCGTTCTTTCGGGCCTATCATCGGGGCGCGGGGCAACCACGGAGGCTCTTTTCTCTGCAAATGTCTGATCTGGTACAGGCTTATCCGGCGACCAACCTCACCAACTGTTGGAGTGCGGGGGCGGCGTAACGCCACCCCGGCTATCATCGTGGGTTCAAGGCCGCCACGGATCGCGGCAGAAACTTTACGGCTTCCATGCCGAGCTGGTCGTTGATCTCCAGACATGCTGCCTGGATGGGCGCGATTTCGAGTTCGAAGAACATATCGACGGACTCGCTGACCTTGCCGAGTTGCGAACCCTGCGCGGGTACGATGCCGAGCAACGAAGGCGGCACCCGGTGGGCGGCCAGCACGTCATCCCGCGTCGCCGTCTTGATACCGAGGAACTCATCTTTCGCGCCGGCTTCAGCGATCGGTATGATCTTGATACTGCCCTCTTTGCCGTTTGGTGCATGCACCATCAAATTCCGGAAATTGCCTGGGCCTTTTGCTTGCCGCAAAGCTTCCTTCATTTTTCCAACGTCGTTGGTATCGATATCGCCTGTTGCATAGAGGATATACCCGGCATGACTGCCGTTCAGGTAATAGCGACGACGAAACAACGTAGCTGCCTCGTTAAGCAACGCAGCTTGAAGCGCGCTCAAATACTCTGGCACGCCGTAAATTTCTTGGTTTACGTCCGGCTGCATTATTTGGACCACGTTGCCGGTTGGAAACTCGATCGGATCGTTCGCACCTGGCACCCACCAGAACTGCCCCGGCACGACACCGCGCCTGGTATAGCGCGCCATCGAGTGCACCAGGCGCAGCGGGTCGCGGAACGTGTTGCGCTTCACCTCGACATAGCCGGTGCCGAACACCAGGTAATCCTGCACCACCTTGCCGAACTCGGCGCGGGTCAGGATCGAGGTGGGATCGAGCGACGCGACCAGAAGGTTGCGCTTCAGCATGATGGCCGAGCTATGATGAGGTGACACGCGAAATGCGCGCGCCAGGCCATCGAGCGGCAATGGAGGTTCATACCAGCGGCCATTGTGCCAGCATTCGAACATATCGATTAGCTGCCGCCCTTCCAGGACGGGCTCGGGATCGCCGAATGCGAACGATTCAACAGCGCCACGGCTGTCGCTGGCGGCAACGATCGCGCCGGCCGACGCTTCCCGCGTTTCGGTACGTGACATCGCACGCGCCTTCCGGGCCTGGCTACTCTTGCTCATGTCAGAACATCTCCATTGAGCCCTTGGGCTTTTCCTGGCCGTCGAGCGGCTCGTTGATCATGATGTGCATGGCTGCCCAGGCGAGATCGGCGTGGCCGGTCTCTTCGGTGCGGCTGGCCTTGAACGTAACGGCGCGGCCCGAAGTGGTGAGCGCCTTCTTGATGGACAGGAACGCCGACGCGAGATCCATCCACCCGCCATCGAACTCGATCCGGCCGCGCTGGAAACTATGCTGCGCCTTCATCACCATCGCGGTTTTCGCCTCGAGCGAATAATCGATCTTGGTGAGCCCGCGGACCTTGCCGACCAGGAGCTGACACACGGCATCACCGATGCCGTTCGCGTCGATCCCGAAGTATGTGCAGTTGTACCGCGACAGCCGAGCGATGATGAACTCGGCCTGCTCCTGATAATCGCCGCGCAGCTGATGCCGCTCCAGAAACCGGAACTTGCCGCCCGGCCCGCTCGGCGGGAGTGCGATCACCAGTGCGGCATTGTCGCCGTCCACGCTGCCTTGCGGATCATACCCCGCCCACACCGCCTGGTCACCAACTGGGCGCGCGGCCAGGACGTTGAACCATTTCCACTCGATCTGCGTGTCGACGGTGCAGGCAAGGATATCGTTGAACTTGAACGCCGACAGGCTGTCGTCGACGAATTGGCACCCGTACAAATTGGCATATTCGTCGGGCGCGTTTTCGTCGCGGACCTCCTCCAGATTGAACAGGTCGCAGCCTTGCTTGGCCGCATCCTCCAGCGTCAGCATATGTCGCCAGATCCGGTCGTCGCCCAGCGCGCCAGCCTTCAGCGCGTCGTAGCTGACGTCGATCGTGACCTGGTCGGCTTTCTTGCGCCGGCGATTGTAGGACGATCCGGTCCAGAGCCCGTACGCCTGGTGCGCGACGGTCGAAGGCGTGGAGAGGTACGTCTTGCGCCAGTGCTTATGACTGGCCATCGCTTTTGCGACCTTGTTCAGCTCGTCAAAGCCGAACGTCCAAAAGAACTCATCGAAATAGAAATTGCCGGTATAGCCCTGCGCAGTTCGTGCATTGGTGCCGAGGAAGATCAACTCGGCGGTCGGCTTGTCTTCAGGTAATAGCTCCGACGACACGATGATCGGGTCGCCTTTGAGCTTGACGCCCACCCGTGCCGCAAATGATACGATGTATTTCTTGAATACATGTGCCTGATTTTTCGACGCAGACAGGAATATCTGATTGCCGCCACCTTCGAGTGCGTCGAGCAATGCCTCTCGCGCAAAGTAGAAGGTCGCGCCGATCTGGCGCGACTTGAGCAACATGCGCGTGCGCTGATGCCGGTTGGCGTACCATAGCTCGTTATATTCGAAATTCTCCCGGTGGAAGATTTCCTTGAGCTGGTCGATCTGCTCGGCAGTGAAATGGTTCGGGGGTGCCTTGTCCTTTTTCGGACCGGAATTTCGGTTGGCGACGTTGTCGTTGAGATGCCCTTCATGGCCGCCGGGCGCTTTGTACCGCTCGATCTTCGCGGTCATCGCTACCTGCCGCATCAGCAGGTCGATCTCTTTGAAGTCCCCGCCGGTCTTGTTGTCTTTCCAGATCAGCGTGTTGAGGCGACCCTCCAGCGAGTCCTGGATCTTCTCGACGCAGGTGGCATCGTCCCAGCCCCCGCGCTGCTTCCAGCTTTCGACAGTCGCGCGCGCATAGCCCTTGCCGGTCTCGTCATTGGCATAGCCGAGCTGGCCCAGCTCCTCGGTGATCTGGCTCACGCCCCAGCCGCGCCAATACAGGCTGCGCGCCATGCGTTGCGCCGTCACCGGGATCGGGAACGTCGCGGCCGGCAATGGCATGTCGATATCGGGGCGCAGAAGCTTGCTCATCGCCGCGGAGCCTAGCCACGGCGAGCGCGCCAACCGGAGCGCCTGTGCTTGTAGAAAGGGTTTCTACAAGGCGGCTCGCTTGAGGTGAGACCCGTATTCGGTCCCTGTTCTCCTGGTCAACGCGGTGGATGCCGCCAGCCAGAATTTGAACCGAGGACCGCAACGCGATGGGCACCAAGAGCAAGCTTTTCAGGGTTTTCGTCGAAGGCGAGACGATCAGCGACGGTCGTAAGATTACGGCCGAGATCGTCGACCAGTGCGTCGAGACCTTCAACGGCGAGACCTACACCCCGCGGATCAACATCGAACATATCTCCGGCTACAGCCCGGAGCCGCCCTTTAACGGTTATGGCGATGTCGTTCTGCTGAGCGCGTCCACCGACGATATCGTTATCGCCGGCAAGACGGAAAAGCGCCGCGCGCTGTACGCCCAGGTCGATGCCAACGACCAGCTGGTCGAGCTGGCGAAGAAGGACCAGAAGCCGTTCCCGTCAGTCGAGCTGACGCCCAACTATGCCGGCTGCGGCAAGTTCGGCGTGATCGGCCTGGCGTTCACCGACACGCCCGCCAGCATCGCCACCGAGCGCCTGAAGTTCTCCAACCGCGCGCCTGGCACCGTCTTTGCCTATGCGGCCGACGCCGCGACGATCGAATTCGAGGCCAAGGCAGCTGACGCGACCAGCGTTGCTGACGCCTTCACCGCCGGCATCGCTCGCCTCGCTGCGATGTTCAAGACGGCACCCGAGCCTAAGAAGGAAGAGCCGAAGGAGCCGGCCAACGACAACGACCGGTTCGCAACCGCGCTGGAATCGTTGGGCACCACGTTCGCAGCGGCGATCAAGCCGATCGCGGATGCCCAGGTGGCTTCGGACAAGCGCTTCACCGCGCTCGAAGACAAGCTGAACAAGACCGAGGTGCCGAACGGCTTCTCGCGCACGCCGCATGCCGGCGGGGCGGTCGACGCTCAGTACGCCACCGACTGCTGACCGCAGCTCGCCGCACCCCGTTCAATCCCCCGGAGCTTCTTCATGCAGACCCCCACCCGCCTACTGTTTCACGCCTTCGTCGGTCAGCTCGCCAAGCTGAACGGTCTCGATCCCAGCCTCACCGTCATCCCCGGTGAGCTGAAGCAGTTCGCTGTTGCCCCGGTGATCGAACAGCGACTGCAGGCCAAGCTTCAGCTCGGCAGCGACTTCCTGAGCCGCATCAACGTCGTGCCCGTCGCTGCGCAGCAGGGCGCACGCGTCGGCGTCGGCGTCGGCCGCTCGCTCGCCGGTCGCACCGACACCGCCGCAGGCCACCGTCGCAATCCCGGTGATCCGACGTCGAGCGACACGATCGACCAGTATTTCTGCAAGAAGACCGATTACGATTATTCGTGGGGCTACACCCTGCTCGACGCCTGGTCGCATCGGCCCGAGTTCCAGCAGCTCGTCCGCGACGCCGTGCTGGTCCAGAAGGCCGAGGACGTCATCACAATCGGTTTCAACGGCGTCGACGCCGCGGTCGAGACGAACCGCAACACGTTCTCGTTGCTTCAGGACGTCAACTACGGCTGGCTCTACAAGATGCGCACCTATGCGCCCTCGCGTGTCATGAGCCACGGCACCAAGGATAACGCCAAGGTCTACGTCTCCGACACCGGCACCGCCGACTACGTCAACCTCGACGCCCTGGTGTTCGATGCGATCGGCAACCTGATCCACGAACGCTACCGCACCGCGACCGACCTGGTCGTGATCGTCGGCTCGGACCTGGTGCAGGAGAAGTATTTCAAGATCGTCAGCGCGGCCGGCGACAAGGCAACCGAACAGGTCGCGCGCGACATCATCATGTCGAGCCGCCAGTTGGGCGGTAAGCCGACGATGCAGGTGCCGTTCTTCCCGGCAAACGCGATCCTGATCACGAGCCTCAAGAACCTTTCCTACTACTGGCAGATCGGATCCGCGCGTCGCGCGGTGAAGGACGAGCCTGAGTACGATCGCGTCGCCAACTACGAGTCGATCAACGACGCGTTCATGGTCGAGGAATACGCGAAGGCCTGCCTCATCGAGAACATCCAGCTTGGACCGAAGGCTTAACCGCCTTTCGGATCCTACGATCTGCACGCCCCCCTCGCTTCGGAAATGATCATGAGCCCAGCTCGACTCCACCGGGAACGCCTCGCCGCTGCTGCGGCTATGCCTGGCCCGAAACAGATCGTCTCCGGCGAAGGGGGCGGGCAACCTACCTCTGCCGTCGCCATGCCCGTCATGTCGCCTGCGCTTGAGCATCGCCTCACCAGCGCGATAGCCGCGGGCGGCAACGCCGCGGTGCAGCTCGCAACCGGTGTAGATCCGGACGTCGCGCAGATCATGCTGCGCCTGACCCACGATCTACGCCGCCTGAAGGACATCCAGTCGATCGAGCGCAAGATCGACGCCAAGCGCAGCATGCTGCCTGATTATCGCCCCTGGTGCGACTTCCGCCTGGAACTGGGCACGTCGATCGAGGGCCGCGAACTACCGACATCCGGCGCCGACGACGTGCTGCCGACCATGATGATCTGGTCGATCGACGTCGGCGATTGGCCCCGCGCACTCGAACTGGCCGAACATGTGCTGCGCTTCGACGTGCCCCTGCCGGCCCGCTACCAGCGCGGTGCGGCCCCACTGATTGCCGAGGAAGTCGCGACGGTCGCACTGAAGGCGCAGGCAAAGGGCCAATCCTTCCCCCTGGACGTCCTGCACGAGGTCGATTTCCTGACCGGCGACGTCGACATGCACGACGAGATCCGCGCCAAGCTCATGAAGGCGCTCGGCACCGAACTCGCCCGCGAGGCCGACAGTGTTGCCGGTACTCCCGAATTCACCGCGGCTGCTGCGCGAGCGCTTGAACCGCTCCGCCGCGCGCAGGATCTGCACGACCGAGTCGGTGCCAAGATGACGATCGGCCGGTTGCAGAAGGCAATCGACGGCGTCGCCAAGGCAGAAGCCGAGGAAGCAGCAAGGGCCGCGACCGATGCCGCGAAGACCGATGCCGCGAAGACCGACGCCGATGAGCCGGCCGCCTCGGATGCTGGCGACAAGCCAGAGACAGATCCCGCTGCCATCGCAGCCGACACCGAACAGACCGGCCAACCGCCGGTCGCATAACTCGCTCCCCGGCGCTCGGGGGCGGATCGCGCGAGACGGGAGGCCTCAGGGCCGAAGGGCCGTCGATCGACCCGATCCCCACCCCCGTAAACTTTCGTGCCTGTTCTGAAGGACAACACCGTGTTCGCCATCGCCTCCATCCTCTTGACCGTCATCGCCCTGGCGGCCGGGGCGTGGCTGACCTTGTACGCGATCATCCTCCTGATCGACATCACGGTCGACCTGTCGATCGCGAACGTCGCTGGTGCAGTGGTTTCGATGCGACACGTCATCTTCGCCGTATGGATTGGCCTGGCGCTTTTCAGCGCTGGCTCGACCGGCGTCGCAAAGCTTCTCGCGTGAACGGTTTCAGCTGCCCGCCGGTCCTGGCACCCCCGCCGGCCGCACCGGCCGAGGCCATCATCACCAATGACGGCTGGTTCCCCGACATTGATCCTGCTGCCGCACGCCTCGGCCTGCGCGTGAAGGACAGCGTTACGGGCGAGCGCCTGCGTCGTGCGCTGATCGGCGCGATCATCACCACCGGCAACCAGCTGGTTGAATGGCAGGCAACCCAACTCGCCCGAGGATATGCGACCTTTGGTGCAGTCCCTACGACCGTCATCGACGGCAAGGGCCGCCTGGTGCTGCTCTATGAGCGCGCGATCGGCAGCTA